TTAAACAAAAAATGTTTTCGCCGCCTTACCAGTCTTCCTCGACTCACTCAATGCTATCGCCACTCTCTGCTTCCTCGCCATCTTCCGTGTCTGACAAGACTTACTAAACATATGACTCGGATGCTTGGCATCGTGCACCTTAAAACAACCAGGTTTCTCTTCCACAATGGAATACGGCATCCCTATACCATTACACCAGAAAAAAATAGAATTACATTACTGTACATTACGAATTGCACTTACCAGACTTGGATTAGAACGGTGCGGTTTCCGCTTGGAAACATCGAATCCGAACTCCTCATAGTATTTGTTTAATTCCGCCTTGTCTTCATACAATACACAACACTTCCTACCTTCAAAGTCCAAAAACTTCCTACAGTAATGCGACATCAACCGACGCCCGTATCCTCTCCCCCTATAGTCTTTGTCTACCAGCAGATACTCCAGTAACGCCTTGTCAGCAGCAAAATGCGTCCCTATTACAAACCCCACAACACGCCTTTCCAATAACAGTAAATACCCATTGTGTCCAGCTCCCTCTACTCGTCTGTCTTCTCCCCGATAAAATAACCAGATGTCCTCGTAATGAAATGCATTCCGCTTCGCTAATCCACAGACTGCATCAATATGTCCCTTATCAGCAGGGTTAAACTTTCGGATGGTTGTTACTGACATTCTTAATAGTATGCTCGGTTGTTATGACTCCATCGTAACAGAAACAAAAGGACGTTCAATTTTTTGCAGTTTTTTGCATATTCCAATCAAAATAGAGTATTCCTCCTATGTTCCCCGTTCCCCGTTCCCCCCCCCTTCATAAAGAGTTTTTTTAATTTTTAATAATGGATTGGTATATAGAGATATTTGTTAGAACCCTAGGGGGATCGGGAAAAGGGGGAATCGGGGGGAACGGGGAACTTAAGGGCAAGGCATATTTATTTGTATATCTTCTGTTTCCAGTTCGATTCTTTTCAATCCTCTCCATCCTCCTTTTTTCCCTTTTCTACCGTCTGCACGGTCATCTTTATTATAAACCGCTCCTAACATTTTCAGTTTAGATGCAACATCTCTGTATTTATCTCCTACCATTTCTTCTACGCGTTGCTTACTGATTCTGTCTTTATCGTCCTTAGTAATTTCAAAGTAGTCATCAATAAGGCACATAATAGGGTCATTTTCGTCTGCTGCTTCTTCGAATGCTTGTTTTGCTTCTGGTGGAATGGAAAGTCCTTTTAATACGTATGGTTCGAGAAGATGAAAATATGCATTCTTGAGTTCATCGTCATTTCTAAATTTCGCTTCGATGTCCTTATCTTTGCGGTAGATGTGATTTTCAGGGCATTCTTCCATATCATCTTCATCATCAATAAAAAAACTATTGTAATATTGCATTCGTCCTCTCCGCTTTATACCACCGTCACTGTTAAATCTAACCTCTTCATTAAGAGCGATAATCTTTTTCGCTTTTACCTTCATTGTTCGAGAGGTTCCATACATAATTTCAACGGGCATATCTCCTCCATCTACCCAGTCTTTTATAAAGTCTGTGTCGATGTTATTCTTCGGTAATTCTTCAAAAAACATACAACGTATTGGACTTGTTAAAAATTCCGCTAATGTCTTGTGGCGTTTCGGATAGTCTTTTTTAAGAAAGTCAGTAGTTACTTTTCTTGTGTAAGTCGGAAAAGATGCTGCGTGTATTTTTAATTCAGTGGATTTCCCATTTTTCCCGTTACCGATGTTCATTTTAAATATCTGGGCACTGGCATTACCCGTAAGACAGTATGCAAGGTAACTCAGAGTAAATTCACGTTGTTTTAGACAGGGTTGTAACCTCTCGAAAAACTCAGTAACAAAATCCATTTTTGATTGTGGAATTTCGTCTGCAGGTATGTAGTCGTAAGGTAAGAATTTAGTAACGTAATCAGTTTTTACACGTTGTCTAAAGGTACGTGTTGAGAGGTCATAAACCCCATTTCTGTAGTGTATCATCATATCGTTGTTATCGCCTACATCGAATATCATATCGCCGAATTTTTGCACGGATAGTATGGAGCGAAAAATACTATAAACGCTATTCACAAATGCAGACGTTCCTATTTTCCGTTCTTGTTTTTTCTGTGTTTCTTTGATGTCTTTTTCTTTTGCACCACGTTGTATAGGTGTAAGTGATTCGTCGTTTAGTATTTTAGACAGCATAGATTTGAAGTGTGGAATACAGTATGTTTTGTATTCTTGCATTACATAACTGATAAGGTGTTTTACGATGTCTCCAGATTTTTTCGATTCTGCTCTCCATTCGTCTTCCCACCATACAAAGTATGTCTCATCTTTCACAACAACATCTAACTTTACAATTTCATATATCATCTTTGCAAAATCAGTCTCATCTGAGTCTAGTATGAGAGGTCGTGTTTTAAAATATTCTTTAAACTGGACTGTTAGCGATTTATCATCCTCTCGCCATTTTCGGTCTAACTGCATTTTTGCAGTCGGGTTAGAGTCGTAAGCGAGTTGATATATGTGTCTCCATCCTAATCGTCCATTTTTGTCGTCGGGTGGCATTTGATATACCGTCAGATTATTATCATAGTCGTATGAACTGCAGGTACGCATAAATCGGTCGTATACATCGAATGGAATACCGAGATTTGCAGACGCGCGTTGTATCTTAAACCAGTCCATATATGATTCGAATCGAGAGGATGGAATCAGCGCCATATAGTCACAGTACTTTTCAATTGCACTATCTCCAGTCACTGTTACGCTACTCGGCACAGATATCTTCTTCTCAGGTAATTGTATTTCCAGTAATTGTGCATCTTCTGCAGGCATAGTGATAATAGCGTCTCGAAAAGTCCCCTCAATAATTTTAAAGGGTCTATCCTCTCCCTCTTTTGTGCTAAATGGACTTCGAATCTTGCGGTTTCTGTCGTATACCGCCATATCAAAAAATCCTTTGTTACGACGTTCTGCAGTCATTTCTACAAAGTCTTCCGCCCATTTGTCATCGCGGTAAGTGTCAATTGTTTTATTAAGTGACTTAAAGAATTCGTTTTGTTGTATCTTGAGCATCTTGTAGTTTGTCACAATGATGTGGAATGATATGACAGAAGGGGCGTCGCCATCTATTTTCGTAGCGGTTTTTACGGAGAACCGTGGCGGTGTTATCCCGCCTAACGCCATAATGGCATCAGTAATACCTCTCTTGGCAATATCAATTAACTCATTCGTGCAATCATACATTTCGCTTCCCTCCATCAAGTCCGTCATTTTCAGGTCTAAATCGGCGTACAGACTCACAGGTTGGTCGTCTGGTATTTGTTCGTACACTGATTTTGTTCTGATACACAACCTCTCATACTCATCCGCTTCAATCGTCATCACCTGGTCAGCGTAGTTATTCTTTTTAGTAGCACAGCGAATCATCCTATAAACCTTGACTATATAAGATATAGTCAATGTTTCTCTAATTCGTTTAAAAATATATTAAATGGATCTACTGGTTCTTCTAACTCTAAGTACAACTTCGTACATACCTGATTTGCGTATTTTGATGCGAGTGAGTTCAGGGTATTTCTGGTGTAGGTTGATAGCGGAAACTTTCATTGTTTCGAGTCTGTCGGAGAACTTACCGAGTCCACCTCCGTCGGTACCATAGTATTTCGTTTTAAATCCAACACGGTTGAATCGGACAACCACGCCGCGGTCCAACCAGTACAACAGACTACGTTCTACATCTTCTTTCTGAGATGTCTCACGTGTGACTGTCAAATTAAGGCATTCGTCGAGTGTATTGATGATACCGTAGAATGCGCCTACGATGTACGATAGTCCGGTTGTGATGGCGGTACGTTTTTCGCGGAAGTAAGGGTTATATACGGGGTAGACTCCGAAGATGTTGGAGTGATATTCGACACACTTATCGAATGCGTCTAAGAAGAATGCGTGGAGATTAGGGTAATCTGTAAAACTCAAATCAATCCTCTCAATGTCATCGTCTAAGAATACAATGTGACTACCTTCTGGAAAGTAGTTGCATATGAAGTCTCTCTGGTCGACTAAACCTTTTCGCCCTGCAATAATACTACTATACTTATCTGCGTCGAGTGCTTCCTTATACGTTTCAAATTCTTCTGGCACAACAAAGACGTGTACCAAATTTGGGTTGATACCCATAGCGTGGAGTGTAGTGAGTGTTTTAAGATTGCACAGTTGTGCTCGTTTGTAAGATGGCACAGCAACAAGGTATGACATTATCGTTTTGGTGCTCTTGTATATACTTAGCATAATCTTTCTTCAATTTTTTCTCACGAGCTTCAACCGCCATCGGTGTCATAGAAAGTCTTTTAATCGAATGTAGACAACCCGGATACTGGTCTATCCAGTACCACGTCCTCTCAACAAGTTGACTCCAATTCAGACAGGGATATACTTCAAGAATTTGCACTTTGTAATCTCTGTCCTTCACAACGTCTGCAGCGGCAGATGGTTTGTAAGCTCGCGTGGGGTTATTTACAGTCCACAATATATTTGAAATTTTGTGTCCAACCTCTCCACAGGTGCTATCGATAAACTGTTTACCGTTAACGTTGCTAGTGATTAAAAAAATGATTGCTTTACTAAAGTCGCGACTCATTCTGGTTTAATTATATTAGAACAGTATTATCTCTTTATGTATGTTAGTTGAGTTGTTATGGAATGTCCCATCGATGTGGCGGTATTATGCAGTTGTTGCAGAGGAGGCACGTCTTGTAGTTTGTCTGATAGAAAGATATGTCTTAACATAGATGTACTTACCTTCTTACCGAATATGCTGTTGAGTATCTTCGTCAATGTGTAATTTTCCATTTTCGAACCGTCCTCTCTACTAATCAACCAATCAGAGTTGTTTATCTTTTTCCATTGCTGGATAATCTTGAACAATGCAGGGGGTATTGGTACGATTTGCTCCCCATATTTTTTGGCAGTCTTGTATGATACGAAGTTGAATTGCTTGTTACGGATAAAATTAAAGTCAGGCACTTGCTTACCTCTCACTGTAGTCAAGTTCAGATTTACCCAGTCTTCGCTTCTTCTCGGCGGAATAAAGACTCCTGTAGTCAATGCGAGAATAATGTAATTTTGCACAGTTGTCTTCTCGACAGGTGTCAATGGTTCTTTTGATTTGAGAAGAGGCATCGCTTTCGCTGCATACTCATCGACAATCTTTTTGACTTCTGGATACTCAATCCAGTTTTCAGATTGCTTCTCCGACTTCTCCTGTTTCAATTCCTCCTCTCGAATAGGTACGTTTAATTTCAATATTTCCTCTTTATAACGCTCGTCGCCAGTGACTGCGAGAAGTGCAATCATAATTGTCTTTTTCGATGTATTCGGTTTATTCATCGCTAGTACAAATCCAATAACTTCTGGAACTGACTTCTCATACCAGTCCCATTCGAAAGGTTCCGCTCCATTCTTTGCAACCCAGACACTGGATAACAGACTGACATACGTCTTGATTGTATTTTTCGCTAAATCAGGTTTCTTCTCTAATACGCGTTGTGCAATTATCTCCATTGTATTTGTATATGATATACAGATAAAACTTTTAAATACCTTTCAATTTTTTAGCAGTTGCTTTTTTATCCACGAGACGACATACGTATCGTCGTTACTCCATCCTCTGTAGTCATCCCCGTCCATAACTAGAACACGAGTGTCGATGGTTTCTCCTCGGTCATTCTGTAAAGATACAAAGATTCGAAGAGATTCGAATAGTACGAGTTTATCAATGCGGTAGTCGAACCCGATTGCAACCTTCTGGGGCATTTTCAGGTTAGGGTAAAGGGTATTGTTAGGCGTGAACTGTTCCATTTAAGGTATCTTCAGAAATTAAATCCGCTGTGTTATTCGTGAAAAACTTTTCGTCCTTTTCGATTCCAATGTAGCGGCGATTCAGTTGCATACACGCCCTACCTGAATTAAATGAACCTGCGGTAGGGTCTAATACTGTATCTTCCGGGTTAGAGTACCTCTCAATCAACCACTTATACAAGTCAATTTGTTTTGCAGTAGGATGACGTTTGTCTCTTTTTAGTTTGTATTGCAATACACTGAGAGGACACTTACCGTCAATCAGTATTTTGTTATAGGTAGGCATCTTTTTTCCAAAAACGTAAATCAATTCGTGTGATATCATAGGGCGTGCTCCAGCGGATAGATAATTTATTCCCATCCCCTTGTTTAGAATTAAATCGTATCTAAACCAATCTGGATTAGATGTAATCAATTCGTAACCGAACTTGGCACTGCAAAAGAATATGATAGGCGTATTGTCATTTTTCGCCAACCTCTCAATTTGTTTCCACAATTCCGCTAAATCCAATTTGATATCCCAAGCAGCTCCCTTACTATGTATAGAATTCTTGTGGCGTTCATAGTTAGGATTATTGATAGTACCAGAAACGTGGAGACAACCGTAAGGTAAATCACAGATAAATAAGTCGATAGATTTGTCAGGTAGAGTCGGTAGTATAGAGAGGCAGTCGGCGTTAAAGACTTGCATTATATATATACTATCGAGAAGAATCCGACTGCGTCGAATTCGCTTCGCCGATAAGGGTTAGAATGTATACCGTTGGGTATACCCCTGGCAATAATCTGGATAAACTCGTGGCAATTATCTAGATAGAATCGTAGGGGGGAGTATGCGGTATTCTGTATGCGCCCCTATATTAGGGTATGGCAATTTTCTGCGAAAATTGCCATACCCTAATATAGGGGCGCACACAGAATACAGCATACCCCCCCCTACGATTCTATCTAGATAATTGCCACGAGTTTATCCAGATTATTGCCCGTATCATAAAACGCAAAAAATTGAACGACTTTTTGTCGCTGCATCTATGCAGTCATACTCTCGACTGACTAATATTAAATATGAATACTAAGACTGTTAAACCTACCGAAGAAGAACAACCTCCTCTCGCTGCAGTTATGAGTGCATTGCACAAGAATAATCAAGCGTGGAAAGAAACCTCTCAAGCTTTGAAATACAAAGAAAGTAAATGCAGAGACCTTGTCGGACTGCAACTCGCTACACTAGGGCGTCTTGTAAAATATGAAGGACAACCTATTATCGATGAGGCGTTCGCGTTTATGATACAAAATGGGGCGTTTATAAAACTCGACTCTAAAATACTCGGCGTGAAGTCTCACATCGGAGACTACAAAACTAAAAAAGGTAAGACCATTAAAGCACATTACACTCACTATGACCACTATTTAGAAACTGCAACAGAAGATGACCTTGAACCTAAACACTACGTGGGTAACTTTCTTGTGAAAGAATTTGCAGAAATTCTCCATCAGTACCTACGCCTGCCTACAGAAAAAGATACACACGAATACAAAACAATCCAAGACTACTTCTCATTCTAACTGTACATATCATAACCTCTCATAATATGAACGCAAGTATCAACACCACAACCACTTTGCTTACACCAAACTTATTCGCTATCATCGTAACAGCAACCTGCACTGGATTTATCGTAATCAAATTGTACAAGGTAAGTGTATTCATCGCCCCTAACTCTTTCAGTATCTTGTTTATTACCGTGTCTCTACCAATACCGTATAAATTGTTACGGACACGCATCACTTTTTTCCCCCTGTAAAATACTCCTTTACTCCACAACAGAACGCATAAAATTTACTCACCTTCTTTATCATCTTGTTGCTATGCAAGAACTCGATGTTGGTATGCAACGCCTGAACCTCGTGAGGCGCTAACTGCAACAATGCAGTCAAAATTTCGACTGCCATCTCCTTCTTATCTATTTTTTTCGCCTTGTTCTTCTCCTTCGGTACTAAGTGCTCTATCAGATTCAAAACCAACAAGACAAACTCGGTATTGTTCTTGTAGTTGATGAGAGGTAGATTTAACTCCGTAATCCTATCACGAATTGCTTTCATTATGTTCTGCTTTAACACATCCCTCTCGATGTTCGGTTGAATCGGTACGAGATTCAGATTCGACATACTATATCATATACACAGATTTTATCTTACAAAGGTTTGAACCCATCCATAACTTGCATTCGTTGTGAATGATACTCCTGTATTTGCCGTTGGAATTGCTGGAGTTACTGTGTATGAACCTGTTAGACCAGTTCCAGTTCCAAACGCAGTGATTCTATAAGTTGCAGCACCTATCACGATACGACCTCCTATATTCAGAAATCCACTTGATACAGAATTGATTGTCAGTGTAGTTGAACCTGCTAGATTGGTACATTGCCCTGCACCTGCTGGTTGTATCACGTGTGATTTCACATTTGAACTTGATTGTGATGTTCCAATCAAATTTGTAAATGTCACGCTACCTTGTGGAGACGCTGCATTGAACATTGGTTGTGCATCTACCGTTGCAGTACCTGCTTGCAATACGTACGTATAATTCGGTGCTGTGTATGGACCTCCCAATCGATTAAATGTGAAACTCAATCCCACGTTCGATGCAGTTATAGTTGGTAATGTGACTTGTATCGTCGCTCCTGCTGGATTGAAAAAAGTATAATACTCATAATATGGAGAGGACAATGTCGTCGTTGCTGTTATCGTAGTTGGACTTGTTTCTCCCAAATACTGATTCAGTTGTGATAGACGCGTCACATTCAGATTCACCACTGTCATCGTATCTGTTCCTGGATTGTAAGTCAGATTTACATCCGTGTATAATGGACCGTATGTGTTAATTGTTGCAGACTGTCCTCCAAAAGTTAGATAGTTTGTTTGATTGGCGGAATATTGCACAGTTGAAATGCTGTCTGCTGAACCGTCATTTAACGTCGCCCCCCCTGCTACCCACGCATTACCACTTGTACCAATCAATACCAATGTCAACACAGTCTGCAATCCACTCCACGTGTAGGTATTTGCTGATGTCACCCCATCTCCCAATATGTTTATCCCTGCTGTTGCTTGGATTGTTATGTACGTTGGTACCCCTATATTGTATGCTCTGTAGATTGTAAATTTACAACCTATCGAGTTAGCACTTGGAACCGGAAGATTTATCGTTGAGGTTGTGGCAGAAGTCAGTATGATATTCTCTCCAATCCGGAAATACAAACTGATAGATGCAGACGCACCGAATACCGTATTCGATTGCAACTGTATCTTATTCGGTATGGTCACTTTTGGATACGCCCCTGTTGTCTGATTCGCTCCTCCCAACTCTATCACATCACTCTCCAGTATCTTTGCAAACGCACCTATCGCAGTTGAGTTCTCACAGTCGAAGTTGCTGTTTAAATCCGAACCATAACCCAAAAATGAAACATACTTCATCGTGTTGATTGACGCTGATGTATTCGCTGCTAATGCTCCAATCACTGTGTTACCTATCGAACCGAGTGTCCCATTATTATACAGTGAACTCCACCCAACTACCGTATTGTAATCACTCGCTAGATTGTATCCTCCGAAGTGTCCAAAAATTGTATTGTACTGTCTTCCATTCGTGTAGTCTATCAATCCGACTGCATAGTTCCCCACTACCAAATTGTAATAGTTTCCTGATGCTGCTAAGTCCTTCATCGCATTGTGTCCTATAATCACATTGCTTGATGTGGTTCCACCACTATATCCTAAAAACGTACCTGCATTGTTTCCGATAATTATTCCATTCGTGTTCCCTGAGTATCTACCTGCAAACCTCCCTATCGCAATTTGCTCTGATGCTGTTATCGCCTGCTCTAACGCCCCTGCACCAATTGCAACGATATTGTTCAGATTACCTCCTGTACCTGAGTACTGACTTATATTCGCTCCTATACCATACCCTATCAACACATTATATGTTCCTAAGTCAATCGACGCCTGTCCATACTTGCAGTCTCCAATAACCATACTATTCTTGATGTACCTCAGACGTGGTGCTAGAGGTCCAAACACATTCAAACTTCCATAACTCCAGATGTCGCCCACATTGTAAATTCCAGTCGAGTTCATTCCATACGTTGGTATTATTGTATTCGTCCCTGCTACAGAACTCGGATTGATTAATGCTAAACCACCCAAATACGTTACCTTGAAATCCGTCATCACAATCGTCGAAGTCGCCGAATTAAATGTAGGTGCAGATTGGTCTATCTGTACATAGAACGTCGTGCTTCCTGTTGTTGCTACAGTTGTTATGAACTGTATTTTCTTCCACGCCTGTTCTGATACGATATTTAAACTGCTTGTTACACTCCCAAAAGACATTGTCGCCGTCTGAGTTGATTCGTATGCTCCATACTTCCCCCAGAACCATCCAGACACTAAATAATACCCTGCTGTTACAGTTATCGACTGTGAAATTCTATAACTCGATATATCAGGTTGATTCACAGACAACGCCTGTCTTACAGCAGGATAATCAGGATACTGTTCCACATACGCATTTGGTCCTAGCACATCCCAGAATCCTCTACCTACTGCGACTACATTTGGACTTACCCCTGATATCAATGTGAACGTCCATCCTGTTATCGTTCCTAACGAACCTATGTAGTTTGTTCCAGTGTTTAGTGTTTTAATCGGAGTTGCAAAATTGTAATTAGCGAGAGGTACATCCACCGGTGCTGATGAGTACACCATATTACCTGTGGTTGTTAAATTCGTTAGATTAGCAGTCGTCGAATTCAAAGTGGTTATGGTACCAGTCGTGCTACCCAATGTTGTTATGGTACCATTCGTGGAGTTCAAAGTTGTTATAGTACCAGTCGTTGCAGTTAGATTCGTTGTGGATATACTTGTCGTTGTCACAGAGTCCGCCGTGATATCCGACAATCCAGTGATGTTGATATCATTGATGGAGTTAATTCCTGTTATCGAAGTCATATTTTATTATATGCGGCGATTTTAATTCGACAATTCACCGACTAAATATGATTTTCTCTTGCTAGGGGGTTTTTGTTTAAATCTGTCTTTGTACATCTGTACCAGTACAGGTACTGTAAACTGATTATAGTCTAAAGGCGGTTCTTTTGTTACATACCCACCCTCCCACATCGGTTCAGTCTCACTTATCATCGATTCAACACCTCTATTCGTGGAAGACATTACACTGGAATTATCAGGCATTCCTACATCTGCACCTCTTAGATCTGGTGCTCCTTTTGCAACTGGTTCGATAAAATCCGCTTGTTGCTCGCGCTTGGTTGGTTGCTCTAAAATTATATTCCTACCTCCAGAACCATACAGTCCTGTATTCTCCCACGGTGGTTGCGTCGAAGTTGGAAATGTTGTCGCTGCGGTTGGTTGTGAAAGTTGCGGAGTAGGTTGATACGTGAATGAACTACCTTGAGTTAGAGGAAACGTTCCATATCCAGTCTGATACGCCACGAGAGGCATCTGTTGTGGAGTCAGATAATTCGCCATATCCATCGCCTCAGCACTCGGTTGTCGCTTTGCTCTCCTTCTCTTTGACTTTTTGTGTTTGACTTCTCCTATACGAACATTCACAACCTGCTTTACCGATTGTTTTTGCTTCTGGCGTTGAGAGGTTTTTTTCATCCTATACAATGAGTCTAGATATTATTTAAATTCGTCATCAAAAGACACCTCATCGAAATTGACAAATATCCTCTTATACTTCAGATTCAACATTATGTAGTCGTGCGCTGTCGGCACCATCTTGAGAAGATCCATATATTGATCCGGTTTCAAATCAAACAACTCACGGAATACCTTAAAGTTTTGTGACTTAGACGTGTTGAACATTATGAGGTTACCAACCACCTCTCTTATCTTTTTTGGAACCATATAGAAGTTTTGCACCAGTACAAACGTGGAGAGGCGAAGATGGCGCTGTTTCAAAAACATCTGATTCAGTATCATCTCATTCGCCTTCGTCTTAATGTCTGCACCGAAATCATCTATGATAAGTAGAGTGTAGTACCCCTCCGATGCATTCTCTTCTATCTTGTCATACACCTCTCCTAATGTTTCAGCATTAAACTCGTGATATATGTTATCTTCATCGATTTTCAAGAACGGATTCGACTTGTCAGCGATTGATTCGAACGACACTTTCGGTATCATTAGTATGATGTCGTGGAATACCTTCTTCATAACGGACTGTAGCATCTGGATTACGAAAGTCGACTTTCCACTACCCATACCACCTGCAACTATCGTTGTACTAGACGTGGAGAAGCAGCAGCGTATCGCCTCGTGTTCAGTTAGTTTAGGGTCTATAACCTCATCACACTTCATCTTAACCTGGGGTAACTTTGGGGCACTGTGTTCTATGATTTTCATTATATGTTAATTTCTACGGAGATTTTTTCTCCGATTATAATATAACAATGCGTCGTATTCGTAGACCTAGAAAACTCACATTGCACCGTGCATTGAAAATCGGGTATCTACGTAATGAAAATAAACAGGCAAAGCGACTCAAAAGATTCGGGTACAGAATAGACCGCGACCTTACCAACAACAACGTCCTCACGGCATTTAACCCTTTCAACAATAAAGTTATCACAGTCGTCAATGGTACCAATCCTCTCAGTCCATCTGACTTATGGACAGATTTAAGACTCGCCAGTGGAAATCTAAAAGGTAGTGACAGATACAAAGATGCAGAATCTATTTATCTAAAAGCGAAGAAAAAGTATGAAGCGCCCGTCACTATAGTTGGACACTCATTAGGTGGCGCTATAGCGACGAATATGGTACTACCGTCCGACAGAGCGATTGTGTACGGCGCTGCAAATAGTCCCTTTACAAAGAAAAAAGAGAACCTATATTCCTACCGGACTAGCGGAGACCCCTTCTCTGCATTCGACGCCACAGCACGTACTATGAACAACCCAGAACGTAATCCTATCAAACTTCTTAATCCAATTCAACCCCACAACGTTTCAAACATTGCAGACAAACCCATCTTTGTATAATTAATCCGCCTCCACAAACTCCATCGACAAAACGTAACTCGGTGGTTGTGCAAGCGTACTATTCGTAAACAGCGTTTCATTCGCTATATATAACAGTTTCACATTGAACGTGTTATCCACAGGGCGAGTTGGCATATAAAGGTACTCACTGTCATCTTCACTTAACTGATAAGCAGCATTGTTTGGAATCAGCAACCACTCCACGGTAGGTACCAATCCAGTTATATTCTGTTGGTATCCATTCCGCGGTTGATTCGCTTTATACTTCACCACATTGTTCATAAAACTGAATGTGATGTAGCACCCTGCTCTTGTACCTGTAAACCCTTGGATTGCAGTCGAACCGGCACCGTAAAATTTGTATCTAAAGTTGTAGGGTTGACCGTCCTTCAGAAATGCACCCCAGTTTACGAAATACTCTTTTTCATTGTTATTCCCTGTCCCATCGTTGCTTGATAATATAACTGTGTGTGTACGCCTCGGCATCTATATTATCAAGCGAGATTTAGATTTCTTCGAATATCAGTGTCAGCACATACCCCACTGGTGGATTACTGGATTGGTCTACCCACAACGCCCTCGCTGCAGTGTTATCCGTAATGCGAACTGTGAACGAATTATCCATTGGACGTTTCGCCATAAACGTTGGACTGTTGGACATTAAATCTGCATACAGAATAGCAGCACTGTTCGCTATCGAAAACGGACGAACCGGAATAACTCCCAACGCAGTGCTCGTGTACGCACCTACCAAATTCGACCCAGAATTACTCACATTAGACTGCAAAAATGACACATTGAGAATAGGTGCAAGTTTATCCGTTACAGTTGCACTGATACTATTCACTCCCTGACTAACATACGTGAAACTGACTAGATACTCCTGATTGTCCTTTAGTGCGGCATTCCAATCAACATAGAATTGTTTGTTATTATTATTCGTCCCAACACCATCCGCTGAAGAGAGAATGATCGCTATTTTTTTCCCCATTATTCTATATAGATATGAAAGAAAAGAAACTTAAAAAAACCCCACGCGAGCTCAAACTACTCCGTATCTCTAAATTGCTTAAAGAGAATCAACAGCGCGCCGATGCGTTTCGTGATTATTTATTATCTCAAACAATTGTATATACAGATGGAGCAACCACAGACAGAACATCCCAACAACAACAATGAACCCAATCATTCTGAACCTACTATAACTAAACGGAAGAACAATATTTCCGATGAAGAACGACAACGCCGCTCTGACCGTATGCGAGTTTTAGCACAAAAACGTAACGAGATGCTCCAGAAACAAAAAGCGGAGAGGTTAGCAGTGGCACAAACTCCACAACCTACACCTGAACCTGTAACAGAACCCGCGCCTAAACCTGAACCTGCTCCGAAAAAAAAGGCAGAAAAAAAACCTACAAAAAAGGTGGTGAAAAAGGTAAAGCAAGTCATTGTACAGTCATCTAGCGATTCCGATGACTACGCCGACACGGACTCTGAGGCGTCCGAAGAAGAAGAGGAAGTCATCTACGTCGCTCAGACGAAAAAGTCGAGAGGAAAGATGACTAAAGACAAACCAGTCCCCGTTAGACAACCTATGCAAACGCCTGTACCCGATACGCCCCAAATCAAAATCAGATTCATCTAGTCCCTAAACATCCTATTCAGTGCAATCTTATTGTCTTCGATGCTACGATGTTCGCCCCACAGAAGGTAATAGGAAAACAACGCTGGACTTGGTACCATATTCCGAATCAGTTTCGCCTCCACTTCATTCCCCATATGTCTCTTCCTATACGCATCTCGAGTCTCTGCACTCGCACCATCCACATACGTTTTACCAAACCGCAATGCACTCTTAAATCCAAAGTCAAATGACTTTTCCGTACCGTCTCTATATCTAAACTGTACTCGTAATCGCTTTGTCTTTAGCGGAGAAGGTTTCACGCTTAGAATCATTTTATCTATAAGGAGAATATAATATGATTACACAACTTCCCCCTGTCGACCCAGAAGAACTTTCTAACCTCTACGCTATGTTGGAATACATCAACTTCCCTAAAGAAAAATACGAGAACCGCAAAGGATTCGGCGACAACTCTCGATGTATGGTATTCGGTATTCGCCGTGCTAGACGTACACAAGAAATAGGGTTATCCGCTGCTACATTAAAGTATCCATACGTCTGGGACGAACTACAGAGAATCGGGCGCCTCTTAAATTTCCAATTCACATCCATCCATCTAAACAAAAATGTAGTCTGTGACTGGCACACTGATAAGGGTAACATCGGAAACACAGTCATACTTTCACTTGGAGACTACGAAGGTTGCAACCTAGAGTTGAGAGGTTTAGGCGAATTCAACACCAATTGCACTCCCATTTTATTCGATGGCAAACTCATCGAACACCGTACCACACCTCTCCTATCTGGTACTAAATATTCCATCGTATTCTACACACACGTGTGTGCATTATTTTCTCCTGATACTTAAATGTATTTCGAGAATTTCTGTACCTACTGCAAAACACCCATAATGGGGGGTTCTATACGAAAGCGTGTCCAATCCAACCGATTCTACTCCATAACACACTGCTTTCACTACCACCCTATCTGCTACGATTTAGCACACAAACCAGACGCATACAAAAGCATTCATTCCAGTTCTGTCCAAAAATGAGTTTATTTAGCAAAAAATGTCTTTTTATATTATAAAATGGTTAATTATCGCAAATCGAAAATCTACCGTATCGTCTGTCATACCACAGGGCAAGTCTACATTGGCAGTTGCACCACTACATTATCAGCACGCCTTTCAGTACACAAACAACAACTCAAGAATGGCAGATGTTGTTCCAGTTACGAAGTACTCAAGAATGAAAACTTCGAGATATTTCTTGTCGAGGACTTCCCCTGTGAGAGGAGAGAACAACTCACTGCAAGAGAACGATACCACATCGAAAATACCCGCAACTGTGTCAACATCAACGTTCCTGGTAGGGGCAAAAAAGAGTGGTACAAAGACAATAGTGAGAGGTTGATTGCTAAACAAATACAATGGAACAACGAACATAAAGAGCAACTCGCAGTGTACCAGCAAAAATACAGACAAAAACTACTCGACGCTATCGCCATTACCGAAAGACAAATGGAAGAAAAAGAGTCTAGAGAAGATGAAGATGAGAAAGATGTTCTTTTCGAAGAAATCTATCCTGAGCAAAATATATAAAATAATACTATAAATGGATTCTTTTATTGCATTATTTAGCAGAAATCGACGAAAAATGTCGGAATCAACTCTAACCTCTCATCTTAAAAATTTGCAATTTATCCACGATAAGAGAAGCATTGCATTCCCATTCATACCTGACTTCTTTCGACAAGAGCAAGAGGTACTGGAAATCTTATCCGAATTACCCCACAACAAACAGCAGTCTTGTCTCCGCTCCCTCATTCTTCTCCTACCTGATGTTCATACTTACAGGGACATCAGATTCATTGGACACAAACACCCTAAGATTCAATTCACAGACATTGAGAGGTTATTCAACGATGAGTATGAGTATGTTCTCCCCTTTATCAACTACGATGGTAAGATTAGTGAGACTGATTACAATAGATTGACTAGACTTCTCGCTGTCGCTTTACTCGGTGGCATATTTATGCATCCCATAGAACCTTCAATCCTCTCATCTATCAAGATATGGAACTTCGAACCAAACGATAACTACTTTGATGGTAACATTATCTGCATCAACGGACAGATTCACTTCATACCAGACACCCTTAAACAACTTATGCTAACCGTCAAGACTAACAACCCATTCGACTATTTATTTATGTATAAGACAGAGAGGATGAAAACGTTTTCCCATATTGTCACTTCATATTTCGGTAATGGCATTGGAGTCAAACAACTCAGATTGGCATACATTCAGAGTCAGTGTGGATGATTATCTCGCCTTTTACATTCGTACCGAGATCTCCCCTGTAGCAGGATCGAGCATAAACATCACGTCCATCTTGGCAAGGAAGTAGTATGTCACAGCATTACTGGAACCGTTTAGAATCTGGTTCTGGAGGTATGTCTGACCAGAGTTGAGGTTGCTGCCGTCCATTATTCCTCCCTTAGATACGCGTTCTAATGAGTAAAACCACATAAATTGTGAGAGGTACAATACAGATGATGTGTTACCAGCGTCACTGTATACACGATCAGCATCAGTTGGAAGAGCAGTACCAGATGCAAGGTATACAAAGTACCTAGTTGGCACTAACCCTGACTTCCACTCGTAACTGTTAAAGTTTCCTAACGCCTGTTGCGTCTGCATAAATAACTGCGAAGGATTGTAGAGAGGATTAATAGGATTACTCGGATAGAGTTGTCCATTGATATTCCACGATAGTGCAGTAGATTGTGGTGCTTTACTATCATATTGCTGATTGATGCACCCTCCAGTGGTTAACGTTGAAGTTTCGCTAACACGCAGACCTAGAGTACGTACCGATGATCCCTTAATACCAGTCAAGATGGATGTGGCACCTGCAACTCCAGCAGCGACACTGGTACTACTGACACGCCAAGTCAAACCATTGTAGTATTGCATTCCAGTCTTTCCGAGTAATCTCATACCTTCCGCCCCAACATCGACGTATTGGCAAGACAATTGAATGTTATCAATCGTCGACACGAAAGTTGCAGCAGTGGTTGCACCACCAGTGACAAATGTGATAGGTTGGATTTGAGCAGTCTGCAGAGTCAATTGCAGTCTGTTAGTCTGTCCAATATTAAACATCTTAGATGCACCCTTTCCTAAAAGTGCAGACACCAATGGAATAGAGTATGAGTAGTACACCTTAACACCAGCATTCAATGTTACACCGTTGATACCAGTAAGAGCGTGTCCTGCAGTGATATTCTGCGAGTTAGATGACTCAGCTTCATAGGCAAATCCAAATGCACCTGCTAAAACATCACGCTGGGCAACATCAATCTCAGTTGCAACAACAGTGTCATTAATCAAACCGTATTGGTTGATGTCTTCTAAGATGGCACCAGATTGAGAGGTGATAAACATACGATCAAACCACGACATAGCGTGAGAACGAAGACGAGCACTTGTGATAACAGCAGCAGATGGTGGTGTAGCACCTCCACTTGGAACTTCATAAGCAACTCGGAAGTTTAAAAGTGTAAAACGAGGATCTAGATGGACTCCCTTTCCACCACTGCAGGGTAAATCAAAGATGATATTGGTACTGGTTCCGTTCAATTGCAATGCAGCTTGTGATGCAGTGAGTGTTTGTGTCGTGCTAACAACTGACGACAAATTGGAAGGCACAACACGGATGTTGTAACTGTTCACTCCTGCTGGTAGTTGATAATCGATGTCATTCGACAACTCTTTTGGAAGACCTACGGTTCCCGCCATTCTATATTCTACCAGAAGATTTAAATTTTTTTGTTTTCTCTTTTTCCCTAGTCTTCTTCTATAAACACATCCTTAGGTATCAACAACCTCTCATTCTTTTTCGCCGTTTCAACTAATGCGCTAAACCTCAACGGACGCTTGATACTCTTCCTGTGTATGTTAAACTGCAGTACAAAATAAGACGCCTGTCCATTGAAGTCTATCTCCTGATTATTGTCATTCGTTATCGTCACAGTGATTCCATTATTCGATATACTTCTCACTAGATACTCCGTGTTCGTGTTCTCATACACAATCTGACTATTCAATCGTGCATTGTTCGGTACACTCGCTATCACATCACTCGCCGCCACTGCACTATTCGTCCCTAAATTCAATCCCTGTGATAACACATTGCAATGGATGATATACCGGTTTATCGGCAAAAAATCCACAGTCAATGGACAAGTCACACTCGCTGATGTAGTGAGAAGAGTACCAACAAAACCTATATTGTAGTCACAAGTCGTACCGGTGTTGAATCCCCATTGTCCTCCTCCTGAGTAAGTGAACGTGTACTTGTTCGTCACATTGGAAAAACTCACTCCAATCGTACCAGGCAACACACTCACTAAATACGCCGTGAACGTAGTCACATTGTAATTTCCATTCGGAACAGTGTATGTCGTATTCACACCGCCTACTCGGAACACGATGGTGTTGTTACCACTGTAGAATATGTAATTGCTGTTACACAACACTACATAAGGCATCGACATAGTCACATACTCAATGCTGTCGTCATTCTCAAAGTCTATCGTGCTTTTCAAATCATAATACGCTTTGCTTCTCATTGTTCCATTGAGAGGTATGCAGGCGTCTGGTTGTGTGCTTAAGTGTAATGATACAGTATCACGTATCAGGAAATCACTCGCTTGTATTGTCTCCATTTGAAATAACCGGAGATTCCTTTTTCGGTTCTTCTATTTGCATAGGCACTTCAATCGTATTACCGTGTGCATCATATACCACATCCGTCACTGGAGCGACTTCAGATAACTCAAACTTTTGATTCAACATCTTCATATTCTCCTCATTTACCACTCGGAGTTCATCTAATACAGACTCATCCTCCAACCCATTCATTACCCGTAACGCCATCTTCAAGTTATCATCATCTGGAAGACCGCTAAATAATGCCTCAATGATACGCTCTGCGTTCTTTTGTTTTAAAGTTAGGAATTTGGATGCCATTATATATTCTACTGCAGAAATTATTATTCGTCATACAACTCAAAGTACAACACTATCTGGTAGTCCACAATGTTCGCTGTCAGTGTCCCACTATCCAACGCCATCTTGTTAAACCTCAGATTAAAATTCTGATTCCCAGTAGGCATAACCACATCGATTCCAGACTCACTCGTTGTATCAATCACAATGCAGTGCAGTTTCGTATTCGTTGGAGAAGTTGGTACATCAGTCGGCACTACTGTACTTAAAACAGTCCCATAACTTCCAAATCCAGACGTCGCGCTCGCTAAATTACACGTCAGATATCCTATATAGGTAGTCCAGTCGGTAGCTACACCTGTCCAACTATCCGTCTGCAACTTCAGTCTCACACGGCACCTCTTGTGCTTATAATTCTCATATCGGAACACATCATCCCAGTTGATATTCCAAGTCACATTGTTCGGATTAGTCCTGTTCGTCGGTACACCTTGATTGCTCGCCGGACTACTCGCTAAAGTGGAGAGGTATAATGAATACACTGGCATTTATTATACCAACAGAATTTATTCTTTAATCATCGATGAGTCTATACCTACCATACCATTACCTAACTTTGATTTCGGTACTCGGATAGTCTTACCCATACGAACCTTTGGTTTAGATTCCGCCGCTCTTTTTGCACGCCTCAACCTCTCCATATTAATTTCCTTAAACAACTTCTTTTCTTTACCACCCGTATACGCCGCTTTACACTCCGGTTTACTGATTGCACACATATACGAAACACCATTCGCCTTACTCCAACGCCTCACGTGCTCTACCCAAGCGTTTACCATTCTATAGTATTACAGAAGACTTAAACAAAAAATGTTTTCGCCGCCTTACCAGTCTTCCTCGACTCACTCAATGCTATCGCCACTCTCTGCTTCCTCGCCATCTTCCGTGTCTGACAAGACTTACTAAACATATGACTCGGATGCTTG